TGTAGATCACACTCATACTATCCCAGAAATAAATGTAGATATTCCCGATAAAGAAATAAGTTTTAACGATAGAATTAACTTAGGTATTAAAATGGAGCCTCAAGAACCTATTAGTGTTTTTGTACCTGCTCAAACAGTTGAGGTACCAGGATCTGGATCTCGCACAGTTACTAATGTAGTGCAAACACCTGTTGGCCCTAGAACGTATACTGAAGAAGTTGCAGGAACTCCTGGCCAGTCTGTTACTATTCCTTCAAAATTTATTAGTATTCCTCAATCGGATAAGGCAGTTAACAGAGGATATAGAACACAAAAAAGAACAAAGAAAATAGAGTATGATAAAATAAGTATTGGTGGAGTAGCTAATCCAAGGAACACTACCACCATTGAAACAGATAGAAACACTGATAGAGTACAAAATGATTTAAATGATTTGAAAGATAGCTTTGATGCAGCTAAGGATGGTTTTATTTCTTTAATAGAACGATTTGATAGTGTATACAGCCAAAGACAATATATAAATTAGAGAATAATTATGGGTATAAATTTAAAATTTCCTTTACGATCTTATCGTAGAGGGTTTTTTGAAATGAACAACACTACAATTGCAGCTGTTAGAGAAAATATAAAAACTCTATTAATGACCGTTAAAGGAGAGAGAGTAGTCAATCCTTCTATTGGAACCAATATTCCCACCTTGATGGGACAGTTGTTTGAGCAAATTGAACCTGGCGAGATGGAGGCCAAACTCGGTTCAGAAATAAGTTCTGCTCTTGCACAATGGATGCCGGAAGTTGAGATGACAGGAATAACTGTTTATACCCAAGATAATGTTCCTATGGGAACCGCACTAAATCCAAATGATATTTTAGTAAGGATGGAGTATGTGTATTCCGGTATACCTAACATGATTGACTTAAACTTTAACACAGACTAAAAACTGTAAAGAGATAAAAAATGCCAGATTATCAATCAACAAGACAGACGCCTAAGCAAACGCCCAACATCAGTTATCTGTCTAAAGACTTTGACTCTATTAAATCCGACTTAATAGATTATCTGCAAAGATATTTTCCGGATGATTATAGAGATTTTAATGATGCCTCTGGAGGGATGGCCATTGTTGAGCTACTAGCTTATATAGGTGATACGATGTCATTTTATATTGATAGGCAGGCTAATGAAGGTTTTTTGGACAGAGCAATAGAAGAAAAGAATATTTTCTCATTAGCACAAAACTTAGGGTACACACCTAAGTTTGCTCGGCCAGCGGTAGTTGAGTTATCAGTTAGTGCCACTTTTGATGATGCTACTTCAGGAGCTTCATCATTCGTTTTGAAAAAGGGATCAAAAATTGTCACTAACTATGAACCCGCTGTCGAGTTTGAAACTCTAAATGATGCTGATTTTGGAGCAAGCGCTCACAGAGTTACTACAAAAATTGGCAGCTCTACTCAATACTCTATAACTAGTGTTTCGGCAATGGCTGGATCTACACGTACTTTTTCTTATAAAGTTAATGACGCTATACCGTTTTTAAAATTATCATTGCCAGATAATAATATAACAGAAATAGTATCTGTAACAGCATCTGATGGCAAAGAATATTTTGAGGTTGATAACTTGGCCCAAGGTCAAATATTTACAGGGTATAAAAATACTACTTCTTCTTCGGGAGATGCGGAATATATTCTTCAGTATAAAAAGATACCTTATAGATTTACTCGCCATGTATCTAGTAATGGCGCGACTTCTATCATTTTTGGTTCGGGAACTACTGACTTACAAGACGCAGAGATTATACCTAATCCGGAAGACTTTGTATTGCCACCAACCTTGAGGGGGTCACCTTCTGGGTTTGCTCCGGCTGTTGTTGATTCTTCTAATTTTTTAAAAACTAGTGGGCTAGGGTATGCGCCAAGAGATGTAACTTTGGATATTAAGTATAGATATGGTGGTGGAAATGTTACTAATTGTGGTCCACGAACCTTAGATACATTTGTTTCTAGAATTGTTTCCTTTAATACTACTGGATATGCAAACACTCAACCCACTATTGCTGATAGTGTTTTGTCAACTCTAAGTATTAATAATGTAAATCAAGCTACTGGTGGTGCTGATAGAGAAGGTAGAACAGCTATTAGACAAAATGCTTTGCAATCTTTTAATTCTCAAAACAGGGTTGTTACTTTGGAGGATTACCAAGTACGAGTAATGTCAATGCCTCCTAATTTTGGGTCTGTATATAGAAGTTATGCAAGAAAAGATCCTAATAATATATTGGGTGTTGAGCTGATTACATTAGCTCGTAATGCTGCTGGATATCTTACTAACCCAACAGGAGCCTTACAGAATAACATAGAAACTTATCTTAGACAATTTAAATCATTTTCTGACACTGTTAGAATTACAGCCGGCCGTATTTGTAATATTGGTATTGATTTTACCATTGTTCCTAATCAAGACTTTAATGCGAATGACGCGTTACTTGATTGTTTTATTTTATTAAGGCGCATTTTTGTTTTGGAAAATACCAACTTTGGCTCAACACTAGTTATCCCAAGTTTTCTGTCGCGACTGCAGGCTTTAAATAAAGTTAGGTCGGTGGTAGACTTTAAGATAACAAGTAAATATCAATTGATGGATGGTCGAGTTTATTCGCCATATCAATGTGATATACCGGCTAATACTGAAAATGGAATTGTATATTTTCCAGAAGATACTTGTTGGGAGCTTAAGTATCCAAATTTTGATATTGTTGGGAGAACCTCATAATGGCCACCATAGCAAGAGCATTTGCAAAAAAAGATACGTGGATTACCGAACAAAGTGTTACATCAAACTTTGGCGCCTCTCCTATATTGGAGGTGTGGACTAAGTTTAATTCAACTTTGACCAATCCAATAAAACAAAGATCTAGAATATTAATACAATGTGACTTATCGGCACTTAGCTCTAGCATTGTTAGTTTGGCTAAATATCCAGACCCAAGAACTGATTCCACCGTTAGTGCGTTCTTGTGTATAAAAAACGCTAGACATGGTGGAGTACAAGCCGAAAACTTTACACTTGACGTTTTTCCCTTAACTGCATCTTGGACAGAAGGCCAAGGGGTTGACAATGATAACTTTAGTCAAACTGGTTATGCTAATGCTATTAGTGCTTCTAATACTAATGCATGGAACTACAACAGAGGTGGAACAGGTGGTGATGTATATATTGGATGGGACAATAGAGTTTATGATTCTAATAGTGCTTCTCAATATTTTGACACTGGCCAAGAGGATTTAAAGGTTGATATAACAAATTACTTTAAGGCTTACTTAAATTATGCCACTGGAACAAGTGTAGCCGCAGGCGGCAGTGCGGATTATGGTTTTTTGGTTCGTATGTCAGACGCTCAAGAATGTAGAACAGCGTCCGAAGCTACTTCAGCCGGAGTGGCTACGGCTACTGTTTCTTCCAGCTTTTATAGTAAGAAATTTTATAGCAGACAGACTAATACAAGAAAAATGCCTTATGTTCAGATGGAATGGCCTGGAGAAATAAAAGATAATAGATCTAGTATTGTGTTTGGTAAGACTGCTAGCCTATATTATTACAGTTTGATAAATAGTGAGTTAACTGATCTTAATGGTACCGGACCATTTCCTGGCTATGTTAATTTGAGTGGTAATGGAACTAGCTTAGCTGCAGCGGTGGGCGGAAACTTAACAGCTAGCAGAATATCTAAGGGTGTTTATAAGTTAGCTATTGGGACAGCTACTAATGGAGGTGATGGATCTAGTCCCCTCACAGCAATCAATATTGCTGTTTCAAGCAGTACAGCATTTGTAGATACGTGGGTAGTTACTACATCTGGAGAGCAGTTGTCTAATAGTTTTACATTTAATTGCACATTACCAATATCAGGATCTCAAGATTTTAAAACAGCGAACTATGAAGTATCATTAGCTAATTTGAATAGCCGATATGAAAAAGGTAGTTTACAACGAATTAGGGTTTTTGTTAGAGATAAGACAACACAATGGCAAGCGGTAACTGGCACAACCACAGCTATGAAAAACAGTGTTATACAGAACGGTACTGTTGAAATAAGAGAACTGGTCACTAATGATGTAGAAGTTCCAGCATTCAGCCTTTCTTTTGATAAGGACGGAAATTATTTTGATCTGGATAGCAGTTT